TTTCCACTTGCATCTCTTGGCGCTATTCCTTTTTTTACTACCCATTTATCTAATGCACTGCTTGGAGGTTGTGAATGACCTTTAGAATTTTTATAAGCAAATGGACTCTTAATAGTTTTACCTTTATAGTCTTTAAAGCTTCTCTTAACCTTTGTACCTGATACTCCTTTATCTACAAATTGACCATAGCTAGACATATAGAATTGTACAGTAAATCCATCAGGAGTTGTAACTATCTCAAACTTAATTGAGTTCTCAAGTTTACCTCCTTTACCTGCTCTTTGTAAGTTACCTTTAGAACGATTGACTACCTGCTTTCCAAAGCTTTCTAAGTACCTTTCTATATTGTCAGTATCCACTATTCTAAGCCTACAAACAATTCAACTCTAGCTGTAACAGCTGTTGTTGGTTGTACTTGTAATGAAGTTAGATTTTGCATAGTTCCGAAACTTGGAGTTGTATCTTCTTCTCCTAAAGCTATTTCAGAACCTTGATACAAAATGTGAGAACTTCCTGGTCTTATTGTAACTTGATAGTTTGTTCCTTGTGTAACTACTGCAAGTTCTATAGTTACAGCTGTTTCTAAGTTAGTGATTCTAATGTATTTTGTTCTATCAAAATCAATAGCACCTGGCGAAGTAGAAGGTAAAGCTGCAAATACTCCTATAGTAGTTACTGCACTTGCAGTACAAGTTACTATTCTTTCTAGTACGTCATTTACACCTGTTGTTGTTAATGTATTAACAGAACCTCGAAGGCTTCCGTTAAGTGTTACTGTCTCACTGATTGTTGTTACTAAGTCTGCCATAATTTTATAAATTAATTGTTATTTTAAATTTTTTCCATCCTATTTCTATTGTTACCCATCTTAACTTCCATTTCATTAATAACCTGCACCTAATGTTTGAACAGGTATATTACAAGTCTGAAAGTCGTTCTGTACTAATATTCCAATATTAAAAACAAAACCACAACAAAGATTATCAAACCTTTCTGAGAAAGGCTCTAGTGTAAATTGGTCTTGCGTAAAGTATATAGGGAAATTAATATCATTAACTCCGTCTAAAGATTGACGTTCACTGTGTCTAAGCATTCCTATGAAATCTGTACAGATTTGTAGTGTTTCATTGAATACATCTTGTTCATTACTTAAAGTCTTGTATAGCTTTGGAAAGTTAGCGTCTGCATTATTCTTAGTCCAATTATCCTTTTCTGTTACCATATCCATAACAAAGATTTGGAAGTTATACGTTAGCTGACTATCTCCTGTTGTTACTGATGTTGGATTGATATGAAGTAATGGGAACTTCTGCATCTTTTCTAGATTAATGTCAAACACATCTCCTACTGATGTTGATTTAATTTGTTCGTGATACTCACCGAGTCTAAGCAAAGTATTTACAACGTTATTATATGTTTTATTTTTAACCATTTCTTTTTACTTTATTTTGTGAGTTCAAATCTGTTTCATAACTTAACCAAGTCAAACACTCTAAAAGACTTAGATTTGTAATACTTTCTAATTTACTTATGTCCTCTCCGCACAATCTGTGCATTACTCCGAACCATCCCCATTTACTAGCAAAGTCATTACTAGCTATTGCGTCTTCGTTTCCTTCAGCCGCTCCATCAAATATAATGGCAAAATCTCTGACAATACCTTCCCTAAATGATAAAAAAAAACCAATGCACTTTGCACTTGTTCCGCTGACATCTTTTTCATCTCCTCCGTCCGCATTGTTATATCGCCGTCATAAGCGTCTATTATGTATATGTCGTTCTTCTTTAATTTTACAGGTCTATATAGTACAGCCATTAACTCAGGAAGATTTGTTTCTATTCCGTTCTTAATAAACTGCTCAATGTCTGCATACTCTCCGAGAGAAATTTTATCAAGGTCTGGCATAAATCCGTATTCAACATCATTGATTTCTATTATCCTTTTAAGAGTTGTATCTTGCTTTGCTTGTAGCTCTGCAATCTTACTCATTATTACTGCAACATCTGATAAGGCTAGTTCCTTTATTAACTTCTTAGGAATGTCTGATAGTGCCGCTATTGTTTCAGTAGCTTCTTCTGTCTTTGTACCTGTAGCAAAGTCTACTAATTTAAGCCAAGTTTCTAATGTAACATCTGCCCAACTATTAATAAGCTTGAACTCTTTTACTTTGCCTTCTTTTTTAATTTTAACTTTCATACACTATATAATAGAAATTTATTGTTTTTAGTTTACTGAACAAAATACTTTCCTGCATTTGGATTGTCTAGGTGGTATATTACATTGTAACGAATCCCATCAATTGAATGGTTAAATGAATCTTGGTATAATTTTGAACCCTTATCTGTATATACATAGTTATTTAATTCTTTAGCTATGTTTGTAGATTCAGGACTTACTATAAGCTGATAGTCTTGCATTCTAGTTATACCACTTTCAATCGTTCCTTTCTTAACTGCTTTAATGTTTACTCCTAAGTGCTTAAGGTCTGCTATTAGTCTAGGCTCTGCACTATCTGCTATAATTAGTTTACCCTCTACTTTGTCTAATATTATCTTAGCTAACTCTTGACTCTTTAATCCATTTCTGTAAAGGTGTTCCTTTAAATATATCTTCTTATGTTTCTTGTCTATTGCTACTTCAGTAAGTGAGTCAGGGTCAATACTAAAACCAAAGTCCATTCCACAAGAAGTCTGTAAGTCATCAGGATTAAATGCACCTATAGTCCAATTCTCAAAGACTACTCCTTCTGCCTTTGCTAACCATCCTCCCATTATCTTATGTGTGTACTTTTTAAAGTTAGTATGCTTTATGCTCTTAATACGCTCTAGGAAGCTCTCAGATAGATTAACTATATTATCTAGGTATGTACTATGGATGTAGCATACATTGTCTTTAATACCATTAAAACCACCTTCAACGCCTTTGTCTTCAAAGAACCTCTTGTATATCCAATGTTCCTTAGTTACTGGATTTAATACTAATATAATTCTATTCTGCACTTTCTTTTCTCTAATACTTAAGTCTATTGTATCAAAGATGTTTTCATCTACAAGTTCTTCGGCCTCATCAAGAACCCAAGTTGAAATACCTTGTAATGACTTTAGACTTGCAGTCTGATTACCTGCTGAAGTCTTGATACCTCTGAATAGAATGTCTGATTTGTTTCCTAAGTTTATTACCTCTGCTTTGTTTACACTAAAGGTATTGTCATATCCAAGTAGTCCTATCTTCTCTAAGAACTCAGGTATGATTGACAAGTGAGCCGAGGTCATTGTATAACGTGTGAATAGGACTCTAACATTCCTAGACATAGTTAGGAGCGTAAGAAAGACTGTAACTGCAAAAGACTTACCACTACCCCTACCTCCTGTAATTATAAAGTATCTAGCATCTGAATTAAATAGTGCTGTGTATTTGTCGCTAAGATTCAGAGCTTATAAAGTTTATTAAAGGTACGTTAAGACTTTCATCATTAGTAGTTACGTCTACTCTTTGCTGTGGTTTACCATAGAAGTATTCAAAGTATAACTTAACAGCCCATTGTTGTTTTTGTTTTATACCATCTTGTAAAGCTTCAAGTGCTATTCCACTCATTGGTGTTAAGTGTTCTATTAGCTTTTGTTCTTCCCCTTTACTTTTACGTCCTGCTCCTTCTCTTTTTCCTCCGTGTTCCATTTTGAAATAATTTGATTAATCAAGTGTTAATATATAATAGAAATTATTGTTATTTATTTAAAACATAGTTAATTGCTGCTTATGTTTAGTTATTCTTTTCATAGCTGCTTTGTAGTATTCTTCATCAATTTCACAAGCAGTTAAGTCATATTTAAGGTTATGACAAGCTATTGCAATAGAGCCACTGCCTAAGTGAGTATCTAGTATCTTATCTCCCTCCTTTGCGTAGTTCATTAAAATAAATTCATACAAAGGAATAGGTTTTTGTGTTGGGTGTATTTTGTCTGTATGGTTGTGTTTATGTATTCCGTAATTAAACATTTTTGCAGGTTTCTTTAATCCCATACTAACCCAAGCATATTCAGCAGTTGCAAAATTATCTACTGTTTGCTTTTTATTCCATATTAAAAAATATTCGCTTGGTGGCATTACAAAGTTATTAGCACCCCAAACTATTTGATTCTTAGATACTCTAAATAATTCCTTCCAATATTCATTAGTTGGTTTATTATCCCAATTCAATCCTTCCTTTGTTTGTAGTATTCTTTGTTTGGTATTTCTTTTCTCACTAAATCGTTTTATACCATAAGGAGGGTCTACTATTGCTAAGTCAAAATGATTATCTTCATACCTTGACATTAACTTCATATTACATTCGTTTGTTATATTCATTTTATTCAAATTCATTTGGTAACATTAGTCTTATACCTAAGTCAGTCATAGCCCACATTCTTATTTGGTCTGCATATATCTCAAAGGCTTTGCTATCCATTCTAGCTGTAGACTTAACTGTTTGTATTGCTACTGTTCTATCGTTTAGTTCTATACTATTCCATTCACTTGA